CCTGCTGGAACACCTTGGCGCTTTGCGCCAGACCTTTAGCCACCTGATTGGCCATCGGATGTTTCTTAGACTTCATTTGGTTGGCGTGGTCGTTCAGGTGAGTGAACATATTGTTCGTAAACTGAGGCGTGAGCGGTTCACCTGTCTGTAACCTGCGTTGCATGAAACCCATGCCATCCTGCACATGCGCCATGTCGTCGTCGCTTGGGTTAGTCGTCATTGGACGACCATTGAGCATGACAGCCGTTTCGACTGACTGTTTCTCTGCCTGTTTCATGGACTGCATACCGCTGTCTTTGATGAGTCGGGTCACTAAACGTGGGTCGGTGGCTTCAAGCGCCCATTTATCCAGTTCCAACTGGTCAATGTTCGGGTCGTTCTTGAGCAACTGAAGCATCTGAAGTGATTGCTGTACCCGCTGCTGCTTGTTCCATGAGTCAGCACTACCGCTGGGGACGATGTTGTACTGGTAATTGAACATCATCGGGTCTAACTGCCCCATGTTCTGTCCATTGCCTGAGTCAAAGATGTAGCTAAGCTGATCCTTGGCGTTCTCTTTGAGTAACGACCACGCTTTGTTGTAAATCTTGCCCAGTTGCAGCCTGAACGCTTTGCTTCGGGCGTCATTGGATTGGTTGGTAATCCCGACAATGGCGTTGACGGCTGTGGCGGTCTTGCCGCCTTTCATGTTCGGGCCTGACAGGTTCTCGGCTGTGCCGAAGTCAGGCACTGCAATGCGATCCTCAGCCAAAGCCCTGACGAACTGCATCTGGTTCTGGAAATCCATCGGTGCACTTGGGCTTGGCACTGGCTTAACGCCCGGTGGCAGGATGCGGCCCGGAGCAGACTGGAAGTTGCCGGGGTTAATTGGTGTCAACCCTGTATTTTCGTATTGCGGATGACCAAAGAAGTCGAGGAACTGTAGTTGCGCGTTCCAGTTCTTGTTTAAGGCTTGCTGGTGCAATACCAAAATCTCGGCTAATCCCCTAGACGAATACCAACCCTTCTGGCTGTTGTCGTACCTAAGTTGGACAAACGGATGGCCTTCGTAACCCGGTGGCAGGCCGTAAGCCTCGCGCACGGTGCTGCCTTCCCAGCCCTTGACTGGCGCAATGGTTTCTACCGACCACTTATCACCCTCGCGGGTGTAGACCTCCCATAGGATGATCTGGTTATCGTTAGCCGAGTATGTAAGGCCTTCACGGTCATACTTGCTCTGCTCTTTCTGCACTCCTACGCTGATGTTACTGGCCTGCCCCTTGCCCTTAATCTCGTCCGCTGGCAGTTTGTAGTTCTTATTGCGCTTGTATTGCGCGACGGACATGGGCATGACATGGATAATCCAGTCAGGGTCGTCATCTGTGTTCTGGGGGACAATGACGTAGAGTGGGTCGGTAGGATCAAAGCAGACATGCTTCTTCTCTACGTCCCAGTAGATTTTCACTGGGCAAAATCCGTAGTTCAGCATGTAGTCAGCCCCCTTCATAATGGCTGACTCGAAATCGCTCTTTTGCTTTAGCTGGTAATCAAACCACTGCTCTGCATTGACTATCTGTTCACGGGCAAGCGAGTTGTCACTGACGAAGGTGGCTAACACCAAGTCACTGTAGATTTGCTGCCCGTAGAAGGGGCGCATCTTCTCAATGTCGGTGTCTATGAGCGGGTAACGCATGTCAGGCGCGTTAGGATACGGCTTCTGGCTGCGGCCTATGCCGGTGAACCGTGCGCGGTACATCGTATCCATCCTGCTCTCCCAGGTGGAGCGATTCATAATCGCGTCTTTTATTTCTCCGAAAGTGGATTCGTCCATTTGTTACCAGCCGACCGAAGCGCCTGCTAATGCTGCTTCATTGGTCTTTTCTTCGTCCTGATAGTCGTGCCAAGCCTGGGCCTGCCTAAACTGGCCCGTGTCCATAGCAGCCATGCAGCCAAACAAGGCATCTGCCCTGTCGGGCGATTTGACGTTGCGCTTTGCCATTACGTATTTTTCTTCAACACCAAGCTTGCCGGTGTCAGCGAATATCTTCTTGCGGTCTGTTATCTGGCCTATCAGCACTTCGTCGTCAGGTATGATGACCTCGCGCCGAATGATCTTTTGTGCGCCATCTAGCCACGCGAAGGCAGACCAGCTTTTGTATACCTTATTGTTAATGGCCGACCCGAAATTCTGTCTGTGGATCGGTAGCCCTGCTGATGCAAGACCATCGAGTATGTTTTTAGCGGCGGCATCACCCCCAGCCTGTTCCGCTGTAAGCTCATGTTTGCGGAGTAACTGAATGGCTCGCCCAATGACCGCATCTTCGTTTGGCTCTTTCCATGCATCGGCTATCTCGAACTTGTTGCCGTTCCGAATAACAAGCACATTCTCTGCCCTGCCTTCCGCAAAGTCGAAGAACCCATACCTGAACCCAGGTACATGCGTTGGCGGATGGTTGATACACGCCATAGCCTGCTTGAGCGAGAGAACATAGGGTTCCTCGTCGCTAGACTCCATGAACTCGCCGTACAAGGTCGAGCGTGTGTGCGGGTTATGTTCGCCGTAGGCTGCAAGTGTAAGTTCAATTCGTTCTTTCGGTATGTGCGGGCAGTCGCTTAGTCCTGCCTGTATGCACGTAAAATGTTGTCTAAGCTTGGTAAACGCCTCGTAAAACCTGCCCTTCATCAGCCCCGGAGAGCTAATAAGCATGAGCACGTCTACCGTGCATTTGTCTATTCCATCGTAAATTCTGTCATCTAGGAACTTGGCTTCATTGGCAATGACCATGAGCGGTTGCCCCGGTTTGCTGTGCCAGCCCTCAAATCGTGAGCCTTCATTAGTTACAAAGGCTGTTACTATGCCACCTGTGGGAGTGCGTAGTTGGAAGCGGGGGCTAGTAACCGGATCGTCCCACCCGAACTTCTTGAAGTGCTTTTTGAGACTGGGTATGGTCTGCCCCTCAAGCTGCGTGGCTGACTTGCTAGTGATAACCACCTGCCCCTGTGGATTAAAGAACATCCAGTAATACACTGCTGCGGGGATGATCCTGTCGTCTTTCCCGCTTCCGTTAGGAGCGACCACTGCGATGTTTTGTCTTTTTGCATCAGGGCCGAAGGCTGCTTCTATTGGCAGAACTGCGTCTACCTGCCAGTCGTAGAGGCTTAGTCCGAGTATCTTTTCCGAGAATCCACGTACGCCAAGCGTGTCGGCTTCAATGGTTATTGGCACTAGGCTTTGAGGCGGGGTTGATTCCGCTTGCCTTCCCAGTTCTCGCCTACCTTCGGGTTACTGGGGCAGACATGGTAAACAAACGTTCCGGGGAGTATCCGCCTGTTGCCTTCCGGCCATGTAGCGGAAAACATCATGTCGTCGTGAGCAGCCGTGCCAAGCGAGTAAGGGTAGGGTTTTTGGCAACTAGCGTGCCACATTTGGAAATAGCCGCACGGCAGATAGCCTCTAAGCGAGCAAATAAGCCTGTGCGCGGGCGTGCCGTGGTTGGGTGCGAGCAGTAGCCGATAGTTATGTTGCCGTTCGGGAAGTAGTAATTTCTCGATGTTCCTGCGGCCAATAACGTTAAGCCTGTCTGCGCCGTAGATCGTGTTTCGGTCAAGGTGCGAGTGGTTAAATAACAGCCGGTAGAAGCTGGGGGGCAATAGAATGTCAGAGTCAAGATGTAACCGCCACCCGTTGTACTGGAAGTAGTCGAAGCCCGCGTTGATCGCCGCCCCTTTGTTGAACGAACGCCCGTTTTTCGAGAATAAGTCCGTTTGGACACAGATTGCTCCGTAGTTCCTTGCGACCGCTTGGGTTTTTTTGTCGGCATGTGTTGTTACTACTATGTATGTGTCACATTCCCCGATGTTGCGGGAAAGGTTAAATTCAAGCAGGTCATCAAAGCCAACACACGTAGTTACGATTTCAAGCCTGGTATCCTCGTAAACGGGCTTAGGCCCGCCACCGATGAACTGGCTCATTTATGTTTGACTATGAAAGCGTCACTGCACACCCCATCAGCATCGAGAGTCAACACCAGTGAGAACCCGTGCTTGTGTAATATGTGCCTGAGATCGTCCAGTAGTTCAGGGTGGTTCTGGATGAATTTGTGCCAGTAAACGCGAGTTCCTTTTTTCATTTGTTTTCTATTTTTTGTCCTCAAACACGGACGAAACCGTAGAGGACGCCTTGCTTGACGCATACAGCACGACCGAGAATAATGCCTGGTCTGAAAGATTTGGCACTACACCCTTTGTCCAAACAAGAAAGGTGTCCCATGTCAGTAACGACAGCACAATGATTGCCGTGAACACGCGAGAGAACGATGGCTGCCCGCAGTCCATGAATATGCCCCTGAAGAAATCCATTCAATCTTGTCTTAACAGCGGAGCT